GAATAATGAATGAAGGTTTATTTATGGGGTCATTAGGTGACGGCTTATTTTTAAAACAAACTCCGTCAGCAAAATCAAAAGGGGGGTTAACTGATCTATACAATGAATGTAAACTTTTAAATAAATCGTTAGTTTGTGTTATTCAATACCCTTCGGCAATCCATGCAGAAAAGCAAGAAAAAAATGGCGGTAGGTTGCACCATCACATTAAAAGCCGATACCTATATCCTAAATTAATAAAAAGTATTGATGTTTCGAATATTGCATGGAATACTTACAAAGAGGACGGCAAATTCACTAATGAAAGAAAAATAAAATAATCGTGAAAAAATCGTGGAATCATGGCAAATTTAGAAAATTTAAAACCATTCGGCAAAAATAATAACGCCAACCCCAATGGGCGACCAAAAGGATCAAAGAATCGAAGCACAATAGCGAGACAATGGCTCGAAGTGAATCAGAATTTAAAGAACCCGTTAACAGGTGAAACCGAGAGAATGTCGCAAGAGGATTTAATTACATTAGCATTGATAAAAAAAGCCCGTGACGGGGACGTACAGGCATATAGGGCGTTAATGGATAGCGGGTACGGTGCGCCTATTCAGGTTATTGATCAAACTAATACAGAAATAGATTTATCAAATCTTTCAACTGATGAAATAAAAGATTTATTGAAAGAAAATGATTGAAAGAAAACAGCAAGCAAAGGAACTATTAAAACGTGAACTATCAAAACGAGAATTTTGGTTTTTTTGTTTGTACTATGATCATGATTTTTTTCTAAAAAGATTATTTTTAAAAGAAATTGCGGAATCATTCCAAGAAGTCGAAGAAAACAAAATAAAAACCCTCAACGTTTCAATGCCGCCAAGGGCTGGAAAATCGTATATTACTTCTTTGTTTTGCGCTTGGACATTAGGTCGAAATCCTAATGAATCAATAATGCGGAATACTTGTACTGCGACCCTGTATTTAAAATTTTCATACGATGTTAGGAATATAGTAAGATCCGATAAATTCAAATTAATTTTTCCTTCCGTTACTTTGTCCGATGATAAAGCAAATCTTCAAGGATGGAATACAAATCAATCGAAACAAGTAGGATATTTTGGCGCTGGAGTGGGCGGAACTATTATAGGATTCGGAGCGACTAAATTAGCAATAACGGATGATCTTTATAGAGGTGTCGAAGACGCTTTAAGTGAAACCCAAAATGATCGAATAATACAATGGAAAGAAGCGACACACGATAGTAGATTAGAACGAGAATGCAGCAAAATTGATATAGGTACTCGATGGTCGGTTAACGATGTTATTGGTCAAAATATAGACAAAAATCGTTATGATAAAAGTATAGTAGTTTCGGCATTGGATCATGAAGAGAAAACCTTTTGCGCTGATGTAATGACAACGGAACAATATTTGGATATTAAAAACAGAATTAACCCAGATATTTGGTCGGCAGAATATATGCAGAAACCTGTCGACAGTGAGGGGCGTTTATTTGCTAACCTTAATATAATAGATTTAAGCGAATTTGAAGCGATTAAAAGTAAAATTGAAGGTACTATTGCCTACATAGATGTAAGCGACCAAGGAAAGGACTATACGGCAATGGCGATATGTGGAATAATAAAGAATGAAGTTTTTGTTTTAGATTATTTATTCAGTCAAGAAAATACGGATATTACTATTCCTTTGTGTGCTGAAAAATTGGATAAATGGAAAGTTTCATATTGCAGGGTTGAATCGAATTCAATGGGTGCAATGTTTAGTCGTAACATTCAACACTTAACAAAATCAAAAATCTTACAGGTGCACAATACACAAAATAAGATCACGAGAATCATAATGCAGAGCGCTACAATAAATAATTCATTTATCTTTGTAAACGATGAATCATTCCACTATAAGCAATTTATCGAGAATCTTAAAAACTTTTCGAAAGAGGGTAAAAACAAACATGACGACGCCCCCGATTGCCTTGCTGGTTTATCAATGTTTATAAAATCAATGTTTACACAGTTAACAATATGAAAGTATTATTTATTTTATTCCTTCTTTTAAGTTCCTGTTCGGAAAAAAATTACATGGGGTGCGATGCCTACAATGGAAGCGGCTCTTCAATTAAGTACAAAAAGAAATATCATTCCTATAAAAGAAATAATTATTTTAAACGTTAAAAAAAACACTATGGAGTTAAATTTTGATAAAATAAACCTATTCACTCAAAACAGCGATTTAAAAAGAACTGGTATTTTTGGCTGGACTTTACCCGCTCACAATGTGATCACAAACGACGGTAAAAAATTCAACGTATGCCCGAACTCAGGTGTTTGCGGTGCCTTTTGTTATGCTAAAAATGGAACTTATTTATTTAAAAATGTAAGAAAAGCGCACTTGGATAAGTTAGATCTCGTTTTAAATCATTCTGAAAGGTGGGTTGAAATGATGAATTTAGAACTATCTAAAAAGAAATATTTTAATAAAAATATAAGGGTTCACGATGCTGGCGATTTTTTTAGTGAAAAATATGCCCGAGAGTGGTTTAATATCATGGAATCAAATAAAGACATTAATTTTTATGCTTATACAAAAGAAGTGTTATTATTTAAAGAAGTTTTGAAAAATGAAGTACCTAATAATTTTAATATTATTTATTCATTTGGGGGTAAACAGGATAAACATATAGACAAAGAAAACGATCGACATAGCGATGTATTTTATGACTATGATAAAATGATCCAAGAAGGATATATCGACATATCGGAAAACGATTTACTTGCCTCTATTAGTCCAAATAAAAAGATCGGTTTATTTAGAAATAATATAAAACATTATATTAAAAAAATGGGTGAAAAGAATTTTTCAGATTATTTAAAATAAATCATATATCTAATAAGGCACGTTTTTCGTCATCACTTAATACAACCCCCGCCAAAACAATTTTATTCAAGGCGTCGGCTCTCGAGTTTAATGCTTGACTACTTTCCAACATATCTTTTTGAAGAACTGGAATGTGATCAAAGTGCGCTTTCAATCGTAAACCTTCTTTATCGAGTCCAAGTTGTTCGGTAAGATTATCATAAATTTTATCTGTTTCAGGAATGATTGTGTCGGTATATGCCATTCTAATACCGTCCCTCACATTTGAAAAAGTTGATCCTTTTTCATTTGAAAAAACATAATAATTTAATCCAAAAGCGTCGATAACTGCTAATTTATCGGCTGTTAGTTCTTCAAATAACATCAAATCTTTAGTAGGGTACGACATTGGATGCCATTCAAGTTCGGTTTCTGTGATCAATACCTCGTCTTTAGAGCGATTATACCAGTCTTGTTGTATCTTTCGTTTCTCTTCGGGTGTTACGGGTAGTGCGCCCCCTATATCCGACTTCTTAGCTGAAAGGATACCAATCGCCCCCATGTTTTCGAGAAGGACATTTCGTTTATTATATTGGGCTCTTATATTTGATAAAGGGAATTTAAGTGAATCAATAATAGAAACTGGATTTAAAAGATTCATTCCGTCGGTCGTTTGTAGCATTATGACCTCTTCAAATTTCAATTTTTGAGGGGCTTCGTCCGAGTAATTATAAACATAAGAATCAATTAAACCGCCTGCGTCCATCTGTTTTAAAGTTCGTCCACTTGTATTAATCTGCATTTTATGCGATGCTAATGGGAGTAAAAGATTAACTATTCCAAAGGATCTTTTTGGAGCGTATAAAAAAGCTGTCGAATAAAGTGCATCGTTTACAGCCATTGAATAGATAACCTCGTCCCAACACTGAGTCGGATTAGGATTCTTAATCAAATCTAAAACCCAATGTTCGGTGATCTGTTCGCCTTTGTCATTATATAGACAAGGAATACCAGAACTGATCATTTTTGCTTTCCTATTTACAACTGTTCTTAATTCAGGAATTTCGATATAATGCTGGAAAGCTTTACTTGTATCAATCCAAACGGCACTTTTTTTACCAAAGTATTCGTTGATATATCTATTCCCAGCGGTTACATTTGGCGAGAATTGATCAATATATCTCTTTGAAGTATTTTCATACCTACCAAAAAAAGCGTCCCAAAAGTTTAAGTTCATAATAAAAAATTTTATATTTGTAAAACAAATTTAAAAAAATTATGGATAATATTCGCAATTCGTCATATAAAATAAAAAATCAAAGTTTACCCATAAAAGATATTAACTTGGAAACGAGAGAGGTAGCGATGTATTTAAGTCATTTCGGTAATATTGATTCTGATAAAGATTTATTATTAAAAGGATGTTTTAAAAAATCTTTGATCGAAAAAGGTGTGGATTCTGTTTCAAATAGAAAAATTGCTTTCCTTCGTTACCATAATTGGGAAATGTCAATCGGTAAATTTACGACCTTACAAGAGGACGATTTTGGTCTTTTTGCGGTTGCTAAATTAGGGAACTCAACACTTGGAAACGATGCCTTTTTGGACTATCAAGACGAGATCATTCGTGAACATTCAATAGGTTTTAAATATATAGCCGATAAAACAAAGTTTATCGAGGATTTAAGCGTTGATGGGGGCGGCTACTTTCAGATCGCTGAGGTTGCTCTTTGGGAGGGTTCTGCGGTTCTTTGGGGTGCAAATGAGTTAACTCCTGTTATTCAAGTAAGCAAAGGTGAAAATAAAAATGATATTGTTAACGAGATCACAAGTGAAATGAATATCGTTATGAAATCAATCATAAACGGTAAAGGAACGGACGAAAGGCTTTATTCATTAGAGATGAAACATAAATTTTTAACTGCTCAATTGCAGGAATTAGCTTTGATCAATTTGGAAGGTAAAAAAGAAATTCAAATTTTAAAACCTGAAATAATTGAAATCGTAAAACCTGAAATAAAATCGTTCAACTGGAACGAAGTAATTACAAAAATAAATTAAATAAAATGGCAAAGAAGGCAACAGTAAAAGTAGAAGAAAACGTAAACCCTATGAGGGGACGTAAAGAATGGGTTGTAAACCATAGCGATGAAATGAAAAAAATAATGGAAGAACGTAAAAAAGCCGAAGCCATTAAAAAAGAAAAGGAATCAAAATATAAAAAAGCGGAGTGCCCGAAATTAGATCCTAAAAAATTCTATGATTTTGAATTTAATAACGAGGTTCCGAAACAATTTTCAAAAGAGAAAAAAAGAAGGATCACTGGAGAATTAGCAATGCACTTTATTCGTTCGAATTATGGGTCTTTATCTGAGATAAAAGACTAAAAAGTTAAAAATTAATTATATTAATTATGGGGTTTTATGTTTATAGTGAGGACTTTGTCGGCAAGTTTGAAATTCATCAAGGAATGTACGACGTTGCTAATATTGACGCTTATATACAAAAATATGAACTAAGATATCTTACGGAACTTTTAGGAGTAGATTTATTTAATGCTTATTATTTGGATGCGATCCAGTCTTCGCCGCCTGTTCCGACCGATCCTTTATTGTATTTTATTTATAATCCTTTCAGCTGGCAGAACGGCGTACAATACTGGGAAATTCTTTATTCTTATGGAATAAAAGAGATGTTAATCGGATTCATTTATTTTGAGTATATGAAGGACTCAATAACGATGAACACTTTAGCTGGATCGGTTGCACAAAAAAGTGAAAATTCAACGGGTGCAATCACTACTATTTACGGCAAGTATAACGATGCTGTAAAGACATATCAAGCGATTCAAAGTTACATAGTTTATAATAGTGGTTCGTACCCTACATTTAGAGGAAATTCAAAACAATATGCGCACTGGTTATGAAAGAATTTAGTGAATTATTTAATGAATTAGTCGACGAAATTTCAAACGAAATTATAGTTACAAGAAAAAGCGGTTCAAATTATTATACTTGCGATACTAAATGGGCTCGAAAAGGAAAATCTGTAAGCGGTCAAAATTCCATGGGTTTTGGAATAGGTGCAATAATTACAAACGTTGTATTAAATAAATATATAACATTAGAAAATAATGCAATCGTAGGAAGTAGTTTAGTACTTGATGCACCTTTTAATATTACAGGCACAAAGATAGCGACCAATTTAGAATGGAGTAAAGCGAGTAATTTAGCGAAAAGAAAATTACCATTAGTGTGGTTATTAGATACATTTGAGGAAAAAGAAGAAGGTCGAGAATCGGCACTTGAAAGAACGGTCGATTGTAAGATCTTTTTTTTAGATGAAACAGATATTAAAAACTATTATACTGCTGATCATAAAAAAGAAGTTATACAGCCAATGATACAATTAAAAGATCAATTTTTAAAAATAGTAAAAAAACATAGACAATATAAAACAATAGAAAGTGTAAATATTAAATATTTTTCAAGGTTCGGAACGGAATCACCACAAGGGTTCGAAAAAAATATTTTAGATGCAAACTTGTCGGGATTACTTTTATCCGTAACTTTACAAAGATTCAAAGGTAATTGTACATGTTAACTTTCTAAATGTAGCCGTTTACACTACATTAAAAAAGCCTAACACAATGAACAAATAAATAAATGAATATTAATTTTTAAAAACAAACAAACATGGAAAATTTAACTCCTGAACAAGTGATCGAAAAAATTAACACGATCATTTCAGAAAAAACAATTGATTCGGTAAATAAATCCGAATTAGACGCTTTAAAAAGCGAATTGACTACATTAGTAGCAAAGAACGATAATAACGACTTAAAAGTAGCTGTAGCGAAATTGGAAGGAACTATCGAAGGAATGAAAGAAGCAAAGATCGTTGGATCGACAACTTTCAGAAGCATCGGGGAAAGTATCTCGAACACTTATGAAAAAAACCTTGACAAAATTAAAGAATTGTCTCAAAAAGGGGGTGTTATTTCTTTGGATATCAAAGCGGTTCCAACAATGACAATCGACGGATCTTATTCAGGTGGCGTTATTGCTTTGACTGAATTAGAACAAGGAGTGACAAGAATCGTTCGTAGAGCGCCTTTCCTTCGTCAAATCGTTAATGCTGGTGTTACTTTGTCAAAGTATATCACATATATCGAACAATCTAATCCTGACGGAGGTGCTGGAATGACTGCGGAAGGTGTTGAAAAATCACAAGCTTCTTTCGATTTAGTTGAACGTCAAGCAGTTACACAAAAGATTACGGCTTACATCAAAGTTTCAAAAGAAATGATCTCGGATTTACCTTTCATGCAAAGAGAAATCAATACTGAATTAATGGAGCTGGTTGCTTTGAAATTAGATTCGCAAATTCTTTCAGGTGACGGAACAGGAAACAATTTAGTTGGTATCTTAGAAAACGCAGTTCCTTGGGCGGTTGGTTCTTTTGCTGGTCAAGTTGCGATTCCTAATCAATTGGATGTACTTCGTGTTGCAATTGCTCAAATTGAAACGGCTTTATTTCAACCAAATTACATCGTAATGCATCCAACAGATGTTGCGAAATTTGATGTAACTAAAACAGTTTACGGAGAGTACACTCAACCAATGATCTATACAGATTTAAACGGTGTAAAAAGATACAACGGTATTGAAATAATCGTTAATACTGGAATCGATGTCGATACTTTCTTAGTTGGTGACTTCACAAAATCAAACCTTAGAGTTCGAGAAGAAATGAATATTCAAGTAGGATTCGTAAACGATGATTTCACTAAAAATTTATTTACAGTTTTATGCGAAGCAAGAGCGACTCACTATGTAAAAACAAACCACTACGGGGCGTTCGTTGCTGGTAACTTTACAGATGCAATCGTTGCTTTGATTGACTAATTTAAAACAGTGCCGAGGTTATTTCTTCGGCACTTTTATACTAACTTTAAAAAATAAATATTATGTCTTTAGGATGCAAATGTGATAGTGGACTTTCGAATACAGGAACTCCGAACTGCGTTACTTTACAATCAGTAACGAGTAAATTAATCATGGTACCGCTTGAAAGTTCGGCAGGTGCTTTGAACTTTTTAGATTTAACGACTGCGCCTACATTGGCGTCAATCAATGCTTTGATCAATCAATCAGATTCTTCACTTAGATGGTATCCTTTACCAATATTTGAAAAAGTTGAACTTCCGAAAGCGGATAGCACTTTTGAAGAGGCGCCAAGCGGAAGAAAATTGTTTATCAAACAGGGTAAAAGATCTTTTACGGGTGAACTTTGGAACGGTACAAATCAACTTTTGGGTAAAATTCAGGATAATCGTTGCATTGAATTCGGTGTTTATATTGTAGACATCAACGGTAATTTAGTTGGATCAAAAGTCGGAAATAGTCTTTATCCTATTCCTGTCGATAATCAATCTTTCGATGCTAAAATGATGTATGCGACCGATACAACGGTTCCGAAGATCATGGTAGGTTTTGACTTTTACAGATTATTTGACGAGTCTACGATGTGGATAATTACCCCCGAAGAAACTGGTTTCGATTTCAACTCTTTCGAAGGTTTATTGGATATTTCAATGGCGAAAACAGCAAGTACGACTACTTCATTAACTGTTTCTGCGGTTCTTGACTATGGAACGGCTTTAAATCCTATTAAAGTTAGCGGATTAGTTGCTGCGGATTTCACATTGGTAAATGCGACCACAGGAGCGCCAATCGCTATTTCAGGGGTAACTGCTGGAACTGGTGTTAACTCTAACGTTTATGCGTTGGCTATCGCATCAACTCCGTTATTAACTCCATTAACTTTAACGGTGCAAAAAACTGGTTACGTTGGTATATTAGAAACTGCTATATAATCAATTTTTTTTAATTATTTAAAAGGGGGTACTTTTGTACCTCTTTTTTTTTTACCTTTACTTTTTAAACTCAAAAATATGATTGATTTCTTAAATAACGATTTAGGCAATATTTTGAAAAAAACTAAGGTTATTTCGGATTCAAAAGTATGGTTTAAAATATTCGACGCCAAATTAAAAAAAACTATTTTAGACTGGATCAAAAACGACCAATTAAAAAAAGGAATTAATGACGAGGGCGAAATCATGGGGCTTTATTCTGAATTAACTGAAATAATAAACCCTATAAAAAAAGAAGGAACTCCATACACTTTGTACGACACAGGTGAGTTTTATAAATCACTTTTTATCGATGTCTTAAATGATTCCTTTGAGGTTGACGGTGACGGTATCAAAGTAGATGAAGAAAGCGGAATTGAAACAGATTTATTTAAGTGGTTAGGGGACGGAATTGTCGGTTTAACTGATCAAAATAAAAATAAATTAGCGGAAGAATTAAAAGTAAAATATATAAATTATGTTAGAGATGTTTTACGAATCAATTGAAGAAATCCCCTTGTATAATTGGTCAAAAATTAATGACGGTGATTTAAAATTTATTTTAAAAAATAAAGATCATGTAGTTAATGAAGAAGAGCTTTCGGAGGCGTGGGAAAAACTTTACGACGACTATATAGTCAAAAGGGGGTTAAGTAAACATTATAAAAAACTATTGTCTTTAATGCAACAAAAGGCGGTTCTTGAATGCGATTATATAATCACAGGTGAATTATTCAAATTGACTGAAATAGAAATTCAAGAACAAAAACTAAATGAAATAATACAAAAAGATGCGATCGATATATCAATAGAAAAAACTTTGATCTACTTATCAAAGTGGATCGGGTATCGATTAGACTGGAAAATAATAACATTAAACGAATACTATTTAATTCTCGAGGAATATGGCAAAGCAAATTAAAAGAACTGATATAGTTGAAAAGGATATTTTTAAGAATTTAATTGATTCTGCGGATGCCTCAATCACTAAATTAAAGTTAATGAATGATCAATTTGTCACAATGGCAAAAACGATTAAATCGTCGATGAAAAGTGCTAAATTCGACACTACAAAAGAATTAAACGAATTTATCAAAGTAACAAAAACTGCGACTACATTAACCAAAGAACAAGCGAAAGCGATGCAAGAACTTGAAAAAGCTAACGCATTGAAAGCGAAAGCGCAACAAGAACTGATCCGAGTAGAAAAAGAAGAATTAAAACTTAAAGATCAAGCACTCAGATCGGCAAGAACAAAAGCGACCGACGATGAAAAGCAGTTGAAAATAGATGCAAGAAAACAAAAAAGCCTTGACGACGAGGCTAATGCTTATAAAAGACTTGAAAAAAATACAAGAGATCTAAAAAATCAGTCGAAACAATTAGGCGCTACCCTGTTGGAATTGGAAAGAGATGGAAAGAAAAATACAAAAGAATTTACAGATCTCGAAAGGAAATTTAAGGATGTCACAAGGCAAGCACAAACGGGCGACCAAGCGCTTAAAAAATTAGATAAAACAGTAGGAGACAATTTCCGTAATGTAGGTAATTATTCGAGCGGCTTGGATAAACTTCGAAGCGGACTTGGATCACTTGGAATCGCATTCGGAATTGGAACCGTTGTTCGTTCTGCTGGGAAAACTATTTTAGATTTTGATCATTCAATCGCAGACCTTGTTTCGATTACAGGTGCAAGCGGTAAAGATTTGGAATTTTATAAAGAAAAAGCAATTGAACTCGGAAAAGGTGTCGAGGGGGGTGCAAAGAATGTCATTGAGGCTTATAAACTAATCGGCTCGGCGAAACCTGAACTTCTTGCGAATGCTGAAGGTTTAAATATGGTAACTGAAAGCGCTATAAAACTTTCACACGCTTCGGGAATGGCGTTACCCGATGCAGCTACAAAGCTAACGGATGCAATGAATCAATTTAATGCACCTGCCGAAAAAGCTGGTGAATTTATAAATGTACTTGCAAACGGTGCCCTTTTTGGAGCGGCAGAGATTCCACAAGTAACGGCGTCCCTTTTGGAGTTCGGAGCGGTTGCAAGGACTTCAAACGTATCTATTCAAGAAAGTACAGCCTTGATCGAAATGCTGGCTTCAAAAGGAATTAAAGGTGCTGAGGCTGGAACGGCTCTTCGAAATGTAATGTTAAAATTATCGGCACCTGATGCACTACCCAAAAAAGCAAAAGATTATTTAGCTGAAATGGGCATTGATATGGCTAAACTATCAGATACGAGCGTTCCTTTTGCTGAAAGGTTGCAAGCCCTCACACCGATATTAAATAACGAAGCCGCACAGGTTAAGATGTTCGGACTTGAAAACGTTGTTGCGGCTAAAAATTTATTGCTAAATGTAGATGGTATTAAGGAACTCACAAAGCAGATGGAAACGAAAGGAACCGTCGACGTGCAAGCCGAGGCAAGGACACAAACGCTAACACAATCGCTTATCGAACTACAAGGAAGCTGGGAGGCTTGGATTTTAGGAATAAACGAAGGAACGGGCGCATCTAACTCTATGCGAGACGCTATTGACTTCTTGGCTAAAAATCTGAGTACAATTTTAAATTTAGTCGTTACACTCACTGAAATTTGGGTAAAATATAAAATTATTACCTTAGGGCAGGTCGCTGTAAATAGATTAATGGCGTCAAGTTTTGTAACTACAATGCGGAGTGCTGAAAGTTTAGGCGGTGTCATGAAGGGAATCGGAACCCAAATTCAAAAGGTAGGAACTGCAATAAAGAACAATTTAGCAGGGATCGCACTTTATGTTATTGCTAATGTAATCATGAAGTATAAAGAGTTAAATGATATTTATGCAATAGGGACACAAAATGCGGAAGAACTTTCAAGCGCTCAAAGTGAGGTTGCTAATAATCTAAAAAAAGAAACCACGGAGGCGACTTCTTTATTTGATGCCCTCAAAAAGACAAATAACGGATCGGTTGAAAGAAGTAATTTAATTACTGAAATAAATAATAAATATGGAACTACATTAGAGAATTTAAAGGACGAGAAGAAATTTGTCGAGCAGGTTAATCAATCCTATAATGATTTAATGACCACACTTCGAGAAAAATCTGAACTCGATTTAAAAAGGGTAAAATATGATATTTCACAAAAAAATGTGGCGGAGGCACAGATGGCGTTTGATAAGGCGGAAGCGGCTTACAATCTATACATGGATACAACTTCGGCAGGGGGCAAGTTAGCAGGCGATTTATTTCGTTTTTTTGGCGCGACAAGTGGTAAAGATTTAAGCGATCAATATAATGCCTATTCGGATGTTTTATCACAAGCAAAAGATGCGGCTTATGATTATGAAAAAGATTATTTGAGTTCACAGGCAAAAATAATCGCTGGAAAAAAAGAAACCACAAGGGAAATCGTCGAAGGGGGTGAAAAAACAGTGACTTCGACTAAAAAAGAAGCTGCTGCGGTTAAGGTACTCGATACAACCTTTAAGGAATTAAATAAAACATTATCGGAGCAGGCTTCTTTATTAAATGAATTAGATAATATTTACAAAAATAGAGAGATTGATCTTAAAACGGACGAGGCAAAAGCTGAATATGATAAACAGGTTAAAATTGCTACGGAATTCGGATTAAAAATATCGGGATTAAACGATAAAGGGGCTATCGTTGAAGGTATTAAAACACTCCTCGAAGAAGAAACAGCCCTAAAAACAAAGCAAGCTGAATTTAATTTAAAATTTAAAATTGATCAATTAGAAAAAGAATATATTGCGCTTGTGGCTGCAAAACAAAAAGAACTTGACCTCGAGAAAATAGCTTTATTAGGTCAAAAAGATTTAACCCCCGAGGCAAGGGCGAAAATAGAGGCAAATTATGTAATAAAACAAAAAGAACTTAATGCGGATCTCGAAATATCAAAAGCCGATATGAAGAGCAAAGAAATTATTTTAACAGAAAATACTTCTGATTCTATTTTAACTATCGAGAAGGAAAAATCGACTAAAATAAAAGAATATAGTGAAGGGGTTTACGATGCTGCAAAAACTCACGGAGAAAATTTAACAGCTGCTGCGGAAAAAGCTGCCACGGATCAAGAGACTATCGACGATAAGGCACTTGCAAAAAGAAAACAATATTTCGATGATCTTAATAAACTGGCTCAAATGTCTTCGGCTTATTTTATTAAACAAAGTGACAAAAGAATCGCTCAAATTGATATTGAACTCGATGCCTTGTCAAAACAAAAAAACTTTTTAGAACAGATGGCGGTAAATGGTAATATTACTGCGGAAAAATCACTTGCTCAAAATGAAAAATTAACAGCTGAAAACAACAAGAAAAAAGCAAAAGAAATAAAGAAACAGGAACGGATAAAATTAGCTGAATCGGTATTCACTTCATATACGGCAAATGTGGCAAATAAAGAAAAAAGTCCAATTATTAAAACAATTAGCGATATAAGCGTTTTAACGGCATTTATTAACTCTTTACCTACATTCTATAAGGGAACTGAAAGAACGGTCGGTGAAAGCCTTGGAATGCCTCAATTAAGCGGTCGTGATGGTCATATAGTTCGTGTCGATGGATCGGAAAAGATTTTAAACCCCACTTTAAGTAAAATGACTGGCAACATGACAACCTTAGAAATAGCACAATTAGCCGAGGATAAATTAAGGGGTAAAATAATGTCAAAAGGCGGATCGACAATTCAGATTTTAGATAATAATTATTCAAACGATATTTTAGTTGAAAAATTAGACCAATTGAATAATACTATTTTAAATAAACCTGAAATGAACGTTGAAGTAGGCGAGATTTTGGGTGGAGTAATGCACGTAGTAGAATCGACAAAGAATAATAGACAAACAGTTAGAAATATTACGAGATTTTCATAATTAAAAACCCCATAGACCGAGCAATCTACGGGGTTATACTTTGAAATTAAAGGAAAATAAACATAAAGTATTGAAACAAATATAGAAAGAAATATGAAACATTATATAAATTCGACAGAAATAACTCCAAGAAATATTTTTGATATTGGAATAAGTTGCGATTTTTCTGCAAAGATTGACCAAAATAAATTGACCACTGATACGATAATATTGCCAAATGAAGGAAAACAAATCGTTTTGGATCACTTGCAAAATGTCGGATTATTTGAAGGGCTACCGTATGATATTCAGTTCGCTGATACTCAAAATCTTTCATGTTATATTGATTTCACTGATTCTTTTACAGTAAGTGATCGTGAAATCGAAGTGAAAATAAAAAAAAGAAACGCACACGATAATTTCTTTGATAATGCTGAGGGGCTAACTTTTGACTATCTTAATACTCAAATTACAATAGATCAAAGAAAGGTCGGGTATCAAATTTTACCAACTGATGCGGTCGGGCAGGCGTTGACCTGTTCGATATCTTTGTTTTCTATATCAATAACAATCGCACAGCAAGTAAATGAAATATCGAATACAACAAAGGAATTTCTCGCTATTGCTGGATACGTTCCTTTTGCTGTTTTAGGTAAAACAATCGAGGCAGGAATTCGTTTAGCGATCCAAATTATTTTCGTTGCTGTTTTGATCTTTGAGGCTTTTAAATTAGTTCAAAGAATGATCGAACTAACTATGCCAAAAGTTAGATATTTTAACGTTTGCACTGTTTTGGAATTAATGCAAAAGGGGTGCGCCCATTTAGGATATACTTTTAAATCGTCAATTATAGAAGGAATTTATAGAAATATGGTTCTTTTGCCTATTCCACAAAATAGATCCGATAAAAAATGGTATAATTTATTTGAAAATGATCTCGATCAAAGTTTTCAAAATGGGTTCCCTTCGGCAAATGATAGTACCCCCACACTCGGCACCTTGGTTTCTGCTATGGAATCAATGTTTAATGCAAAAACTCGAGTTATTAACGGGCTTGTATGGTTGGAGCGTTGGGACTTTTGGCTGGATCAATCTCTTTATAATATTAATTCGTCCTTAGTTCTGCAATCTGAGGCACAAAATTCTTATACCTATGATTTTTCGAGATTATTTAAAAGATATTTAATCCAATATGAAACAGATTATTCGGACATCAATACAATCGATCGCTTTGAGTTCGGTAATACAGAACTTTCGCTCGATAGAACTAATATAGTAAACAATGATTTAAATTTAATAAAGGGGCTAACGGATATTAATATTCCTTATTCAATGACGACAAGTAAATACAAATTTACTTGGATTGAATTATTATTTCAAAAACTTTACCAATTAATCGACGGGCTTTCAAGTTCCAATTTTAGTGGAGCGGTCGGAAAACTTGGATACATACAACTTTCGCAACAATATTTTTCAAAAACAAAAATCTTTATTCATGATGGTAATGAAAAAATGAGTACAGGATCGGACGATTTTCTTAGTCCTTCGAATTTATGGGCGAACTTTCATGCAATAAATAACCCTGCGGTATATCAATTTACTATAAAAGAGAATGTAAAAATACCGATGAACTCAGTTAATTTTATTGAAATCTTAAATAATAATTATGCAATAATTGACGGAATTAATTGTGAAATAACAAAGATCGAATACTTTGATGCAAAAGGATTCGCAATAGTATCCTATAAAATACCGAATGTTATTTTCAAAAACAATATAAGTTTAACAAAAATTTTCTAAATTTACAATAAAATAAAGATCATGGACGAGGAATATTTCAATGCGGTTTTAAATAAATTATCTCAAAATCAAAAGGATTTAAAAAATAATTTGGGCGAGGCTTTATTAAGGACTGAAATAATAGAAGAGAAAACAAAAATACAAGAATTATTGAATTTCAATGATCAAATTGAAAAAGCAATTTATGCTCGTGATTTAATTAAACTTCAAAATCTTATACAAAATGCCGACTTTAATAAGTAATGCGTCTTTTAAGGACATCTACGATAATCCTTTTAATATATATACAGCAAACGCAGGTGATCGTGTTAGATGCGAGATAAACTTCTCGAATTGTTGTTGTATTACTTCGTCTTTAATGCAGCAAATTACATATTCACAATTAACTGGCGAAGTAAAACTCTATACGGGCAGCTGGATCGATGAAGGTTTCCGAGTTGGCGATGTGGTTACTTTTGAAGGATTCAACGAGGTTAATTCAGGAACTGGAATTTATTATTTGACTATTTTATCGATACCTACCGATTTAATAATGGTCGTTAGTGGGTTGCCTGCAAATAACAATTATTCTCCTCCCGCGGGACATACGTGGCAATTTTGGGTAAATAAGCAAAAAGAAGAATTACAACTAAATGTAAATTGGACTGATAATTTTAATACTTCGACAACCCCGACCATGAATTCGCTAATCGATGGTGAAAGTCAAAGGTTGATTTTGGAGGCGATGAATACCTTAGTAATTACTAACGGGGCTTCGTCGACTCCATTGGTGCAAGTTGGGAAAAAATCGGGATCATTTGAGATTGAAACCCCGCTAATATGTAGAAATGACGACGATACCTATGGCGGGGCAACGAGGTACAATTATACTATCGCTTTTTGGGTCAATGATTTCGGCTTTTTATTTCCCGATCGTTATGTGGGTTCTGAGTGTTTAAAATTTGTTTCAAAACTTGCTTTAAAAACTGAGGCAAGTGATACACAAACCTCGGATGTTTATTACTCTACGAGTGCTAATACGGGGCTTTTTAATGAAGGATACAATAATAATATATCTTTAATTACTTTGCAGCCTGTACAATTATCGGTTTTATCTTTTAATAAAATTACCTCAATACCTTTTTCGATTACTGTTGATTCGACAACAATTGATAAATTTGAAATAGGAGCGTGTTACTCGACTTTCGATGATCATTTTAACCTGAATATCTTTCCGAGCCAAAACGCACCCTTAAAACTGCTTAAAACAGGATTGATCGACGCCTCTGATATTGGAACAGTTTATTCGTCTGATTGTTTACTAAATGAATATTATAATATAACCCTAACAGATTTAACAGTTACAACGGGAACACAAACAAATTTTAGTGGATCAATAGAAATAAATCCTCGATATATTGTTTCTGATGGGTTCGGCAAATTTATTGAAACTCGGGGCGATACTGATAGACTTTTTTACTTATGGGTTAAATTAGCGAATACAAATTGTTTACTTTTTGGGGGCAATTTAACATTCGAGTACCCTGTTGGAATTGTTATCGAACCACAATTCGAAAGAATAATTAACCACGATGATAATGATAATCATTCCGATATGTCCGAGGTAATTATGGACGCGAACGATCTAAATATCGAGGACGATTTGGCTTGTATTTTAGATTTTGAACTATTCGAAACGGATATTAATCAATCGGTTGAAATAAGTATTGTTTGCGTGCAAAATTATACAGGAAACGAATTCCCACTTGAAAAAATGGTTTACGATATTTCTACTCAGGACTTAAATTTTTGGAATAATACAACCCAAAATGTAAATAATAATTTACCGACTGCAAGTGCTAAAAAACAAAGTTATTTATTTTTGAAATCTCCGTTAGATCTTGGATCACTTTCTTTGCGATTATACTATCCTTTTTTAATTCGTTGGCAATATTGGATCACTCAATTAAATGCCACGGCACCTTGGATTTCGTCAAATAAAAACAATCAAAATTGGATTAATTACACGAGTATTGCTGGCTTCGGATCTTTAAAAATAAAACTCGGAATCGTTCGCAACGGGGTAATGGATTACTATTATAAACTTTTAAGACCTTTAACATATGATTCGGCAAAAAGGGTTATTTCAACAATTGAATTAATTGACATGGAAACGTTTTCTTCGTCTGATTCAATTATAAAGGGTCGAGAATATACAGTGAAGGCAACCCACATTAAAACGCAAGGAATATGGAGCGATTACCCTTACGGACAAATTACAATCGAATCTTTTGAATCACAACCTCGGTTCGTTATTTCTACTGAGGTCAATGCGGATGTTATTCCCGACAACCCATTAACGGGCAATGAATACCTAAGATTAAATGAAAGTCGACCCAACCCTGAAACAATTATTTACGAATGTAATTTAAAATCGTTAAATTTGTTCGATAATAATTATAGTTTTACTTCAAAGGTTAGCGATGAAGGGGTAAATAATAATCCAGTTTTTGAAAAAAAGATTATGGAAAACAATACTGAAAAAATAACCGAGGATTTAGAAACTAAAATAACAGAATAAAATGGCAAAGAAAATAACGCAGTATCCTGCAAGCGCTGGCAGTCCGAACGTACTAAGTCTAATCGATATAAGCGAATTCGACGGGAGTTTATACACGAGTAAAAAACTTACTATCGATCAATTAATTCTTTTTTTAAATGATAATTTGGATTTTCAGTCTTCATTTATTTTTAAAAATAATACTGGCGGATTTATTTCAAAAGGAATGGCGGTCGAATTAAGTAGTGCAACTGGTTTAGATTTACCAGAAATTGCATTACTTTCGTCAAGTTTTTCTAACGTTGGATTGAGTCAAATTTATATAGCAAATGAAGACGTTTTAAATGGAAATTCTGGAACTTTTATAGGGAGTGGATTTTTAAATAATTTTGTAACTACTGGTTTAACATTAGGACAAAAAATCTTTTGGGACGTTGCGTCACAATCTTTGACGAGCGTAGGAACTAATATCGACCAAGTTTTTATTGGAATTGTTACGGTTGTGGATGCAAGCGGACAATTATTTATTTCGCCAACACGTGGAACGAAAACATTAACCTCACAGTTAACAAACGACGGATCGGACACAATTAACCCTTTTATAACGGCTTTAGACGTCCCTGCGGTACCTACATTAACCTCGGAACTAACAAACGACGGAGAAAACGGTTTAAATCCTTTTATCACGGCATTAGATATTCCAACTTTTGCGAGTGCAGATAAAATGGTAACAGTTGGAAGGAACTCAACGGGATCAACTTTGTATAAAGGAACGATTGTTTATATTCTTGGATCAACTGGAAATCGACCAAATTTTGTAAAAGCAAGGGCAGATATTGAGGCGACAAGTGCTGGGACTTTTGGAGTAATTGAATCAAATATTTTAAACAATGCAGACGGAAATTGTGTAACTATTGGAACTATCGGGAACTTAGATACAAGATCAACGGCAACGAATCCTTTTACGGTCGATACCCTTGTGGACGGAGATACTATTTATTTAAGTCCTACGACTGCTGGATATATTACCAATGTGAAACCAAGTGCGCCAAATCATTTGGTATATATTGGAAAAGTAGTTCGAACAAGTCCAACTTTGGGAACTATTGTTTATCGAATTCAAAATGGTTATGAACTCGAGGAACTCCACAACGTTGCGATTAGTGGATCTTTACTAAATGGAGACATTTTACAATATGATAGTGCGACCCAATTATGGAAAAACAAAGTTTTAAGCGTTCCTGTCGATGTATTAGGCATTTCGGATGCTGCTGGGGTTTATACATATTATTCGACACTCACGCTCGCAATGGCGGCTGCTGTAAGTGGTCAAACAATTACTTTTTTTACTGATATTACAGAAACAAGTAATATTGAAATTATCCTAAAAAATGGAGTCGATATAAATTTTAACGGATATACATATACTTTAAATTCAAGCGGAACGGCTAACTGTTTTTTGACAAATATAGGATTCGGAAGAACGAGATTTTATAATGGTAAAATTCAAAGAATTGGCGGAACTCAAAGCGCATTAAATAGTTGTGTGATTATGGTTAGTAATGTCGCTTCTACGGTTTATAATTTAGATTTTAACGGAGTGGAAATTTATTCTTCTTTTGGTGTGGGTATATCGGGAACGAGTAATACCGTGCCAAAAATCAACGGGGTTAAACTAAGGACGTTTAGTCATGGATGTTATTTTGCGACTGGAGTACAAATAAATAATTCATTTATTGAAACTTTCGGAGTCGGTGACGGGTGTTTTACTTCAAGTATGACGAATTGTTATGTGGTCACCACTGGCGGAGGAAACGGAGTTACTTTTCCCTATGCTGGACGGATTAGTAACTCGTATGTTTCTGTAAGTGGAACGGGAAGCGGCAGGGCAATTTCATGCGTCTCAGGGGTTACGATCACAAACTGTACTGCTATATCGACAAGAAATATGGCAATTTATAATTTTGGAGCGACCTCGGTTTTGACTTATGCTTATTCAACTGCTGGTAATGCTTTTGAGGCTGGAAGTTCAACAAGGGGAACGGCTATAAATTCATACGGTTATACGACCGCTGGATATGCATTTTTTTACCTTGATGAAATTTCTAATTGTTATGGCGAGTCAACTTCTGCAAGTGCGGTCGATTGTTTTCCTTCTGGAAATATTTACAACAGTACCTTTAAGTCCTCAGCAAGTGTAGTCGGTCAAAGATTTAATCGGAGTATAGGATCGACATTTATTTGTACTTATAATAACGTTAATGGTCATGCGATAAATCCTTATGCGCAAGCATATATAGCAAATAATATATTGATCGTTACTAATAATGGCGCAAATTGTATTTATGCGGTAGCTTCACAATTAACAAGGTATGTAAATAATACATTTATTAATTCACTTACTCCTATAAATGTAAATATAGTTCAACAAACAACTAATACGACTGATTCACAAGGTAATATATTAATGTAATGGAAATAAATACGATAAACATTCAAATAAACAGTTTTTTGGCACTTGGAAGTGTTCAGAATTTTGTAGATAATTCTCAATTTACTTTTGATGTAAGTACAGAATTAAGTAATATTAAAAAAGAGGAAGAAAACGCAATTGTACACTTTGACACAATCGAAAGATCGGACGTTTTTTATAGTAATTTATCAGATGAAAATAAAAAAATCTGGGATGGTTTTATTCAAATGTGCGTAAATAAAGTAAAAATAACAAAGGACGTTTTATCTCAAATAATTATCCAAAACGAAGAAGAAAGGATACTAATTAATGCGGAAAATGTATTTATTGACAATAACAATCAATATATAGTTTATTTTTCTGAATTAAACAAAAGTCAAAAACTTATATTTGACAATTATATAAACATGATAACTAATATAATTTAATTATGGCAGTAATAACGGTAACGGGAAAACCCGCAATGGGGGTTAATTATACAGTAACAACGGCTTCGAGTGCCGATTGGGCTGCGGTTTCTAACTCTACTTATTTTTATGATTTAACGGATAAAATTGTTCGTTATAAAAATGCAAGTGGAAGTATTTTAGAAATTTTCACAAACGGCGGTGGCGGTAGTGGATTTTCTCCTCAGAATATAGCCGATTGCGATACTGCTCCGACCGCTGCGTCAACACAATACTATTATCAAACAATAAGCGAAATCACGGGGACTATATCAAAGGTTAAATTATGGGGTTTTCAGGGCTCGGATTTGGTTAGATTCGGTATTTATAGAGGTGTTTTGAACGGAACTATGACTTTAATAGGTCAAGGCTCAACAACGGCAGTTGTTGGACCGAATGAAATAGCCATTACGGCTGAAATTGGGCAAACTTTAAATTTAACTGCTGGCGAAAATTTAGTGGTGGGGTATTATGCTGATGGAATAAGCTGGCGAACGATTTATAATGTAGGCATTTCGGATGCTGTTTTCGGAATTATTAACACCGCAAATATTACCACAATGCCAGCAAGCCCAACGGGAACGAACACTGCGATTCGATTCGGTTGTACTCTATACTAAAAATTTTAAATTATGGCGATTGATTTTAATAGAACAAAGAAAACTTTTCCAGTTATTAGCTTGCCAAAAAGCCCCATTCCTGCGGAAGATTTTGGAGGTCGAAAGGGGTGCTGCGATGAATTTCTTGTTTTAGCTGGGGGCGAAAATGACTGGCAAAACGATGCGAATTCTGCATGGATCAAATTAGCTTTGATTACGGACGACTGTTCCTTTATCCTGAAGAATGCGGACGGTAATAACGCTACATACCAACCAATTAAAACACAATTTCCAAGCGACTCACTTGCATTTTATGCGACTGTGGAGTGGAGTTCGGTACTTGCTATTGACGGGGCTGGATGCTATACAATAGAGGTTAATTATATTGTTTCGGGTGTTGTTGGTTCTTTTGTGTGGGGTCAATATGATTTAAAACCTTATACGGTGGATCATGCAAAAATGACGGTTCGATTAAAGGGGGTTTTTAATCAAATTAACTACATAGAAAATATTAATTTTACAGGTTCTAATGTAGTGGATACACTTCGTTTTTATGGTTATTTCGGTAAGAGGCAGCCTAATGTCGCAATTGATAATTTAATTTACCAAAATAGAGTAATTGAGAATGTACAAAGAGAAAACGTAAATAATTATGTTTTAAATAGTGATCCAATTACTTCGATATACACTGATAAATTAATCGATCTTTATTTCTTGTCGGAAAGCGAACTTTATATTTCGGAGCACAGTCCAACAAACCACATTTCGCAGTATAAAAATTTACCTGTTTCAATTTCAGAAACGGCAGAAATCGAGTATTTAGATCAAAGTAATTTAGCGAAAATAAATGTAAAATTAAATGATAAAATAAGAAATCAATTAACTAAATTCATGTAATGGCAAAACGTAGATTCTTTGAAGGTCAAAAACTTAGCGATAAAATCGTGAAAGAAGTGTTTAGAAATATGTCGGGCTCACATTTTTACATTATATTTACGGACGGTACAAGTCAAATTTTTAATTTTTAAAGCATGAAATCGCAAATGATCACATTTTTTAAATTCTTTTCTGTTGCTTGCATTGGTTTCTTTGCCCCTATAATGTATGCGTTTATGATTACTATTATTTTAGTAAGTATCGATACAATTACGGGCGTTATGAAAGCTGGCAAAGATACAGTAAAAGACATATCGAGCAGAAAAATGTTCGCTTTCGTGCCTAAAATGATTTTTTATTTTTTACTAATTATTGCAGGTCATTCGGTTCAATTTTGGGTCGAACCTCAGGTTCCGTTTACTAAATTAGTTTTAATCGGTATTTGTTGGATTGAAATAAAAAGCATTGATGAAAATTTTAATATATTATTCGGTTATTCCTTCATGAATAAAGTTTTAGAGGGCATAAAATCAATTAATCAAATAAAACGACATAACGATGAATGAATTAAAAAAACGTTGGAACTCACCAACTCCAAAATTTTGGCAAAAGGTAAAAAAATTCGGGATAACAATAGGAACTTTGGGCGGTATATTGGTGACTATTCCTGCGACTGTTGTTGTTGCGCCTTACCTTATTACTGCGGGAGGTGTAATCGCCGTATTATCACAGTTAACAGTTGATCAAAGTATTGAAACTAATATCGAAGAAAATGACAATTGAAGAATTTATTAAGATCATGAAACGTTGGGAAGGCGGCTTATCAAAAGACCTTTCCGATAGTGCCTCAGCGCATTTTTGCCCTACTCCATACAAGGACGGTCATAAATATCACACTAATAAGGGAATCACTTATGCGGTATGGAGAAGTTATTTTGGATCACATGACGATGCAGATTTCTATATAATGACCGATGTTGACTGGTTTAAAATCTTCGACAACCTTTATTTCAAGGCGGTAAAAGGTAATAAATTTGATTGTTTAAACATTGGTTTATTGGTAGCGGATTTCGCTTGGGGTTCGGGTATTATTCCCGCAGGAAAACAACTCCAAAAAGCCTGTAATCGTTTAGGATCAACTTTATTAATTGATGGTAAAATTGGATCAATGACTTTATTAGAATCAAATAAACATGATAAGAACCTACTATTTGATAAAATTGTCGAGGTAAGAAGGGAATTTTATCACAATATAGGCATTGGAAAGAATGCAAAATTTTTAAGAGGCTGGCTAAATCGATTAAATGACGATGCGATTAAGCTAAAACCATAAAAAAAAATAAAAAATAATTATTCGCTAAACTACTGAAAATTAGAACCGTAAGAGATTACGGTTCTTTTTTTTTGCTTTTTTTTAAAAATAATTCATCAAAACGCTTGCAATGTTACAAAGTTGTTATATCTTTGTAATGTCAATAAGGCAAAACAAAATTAAAAAAATAGAAATTATGACAACAATTTATTCAGATGACAAAAAAAGCACTTACACTTTATATAGTTTTTTTATTAAAAATACGAGATACGATGTTATTGAATCAAAAGGAACTCACAACTATATCAATGTAAATAAAATTTGTAATTATAGAAGAACTTTAGGAAAGAATTTTAAAAACTTTGACGAAGCTGTAAAAAATTATAGTAATGCACAAATTAAACTTGAATTATTAAAAATAGAAATGGGGTTATAAACCCCATTTAATTAAAACTAAAAAAATAGAAAAAATGAAAAAAGGTGCAAAAATAGAAATTTACGATAAGAACGGAAATTTAATGAATTTAGGCAAAATAGTAGAAATTTCTAAAGATAAATCTCGATTTATATTTCAAGATTCTTTAGGTTATACTTGGACGTCATTAATGTATAAAGATTATAAAATAGAAATAGTATAATAAATAGAAATTATGCCAATAGAACAACTTTATTCAGATTCTGAAATATTAAAAATTCAAAAATCAATACTTTTTAAAATGGTAATTTCAAAAGAAGAACTCCAAATTTTAAAAGAAATAAACATCTATTTAAAAAAAAAATAAAAAAAAAATAAAAAAACGCTTGTCATGTAATAAATATGTTATATATTTGTAACAGATAAGAAAAACAAATAAAATTTAAAAAAAAAGATCATGGAAAATTTAACAGTAAAAACAGAAAAAATGGAAGGATTTAACAAATATCAATTTTTAGAAAATTTAAAAACTACAATTATAGATTTAATAAAAGAAGGTTTTTTAAATGATATTGATGAACTACAAACAGAAATAGACAATGAAATCGAAAGAGCGACTATTTATAATTCAGATTGTTTCGATATAGCAAAAGAACTACATTTGACATTTTTTACAGGTTTCAGAGATGGGAATGCAACGACAATAAGTGAATTAGCTTGTTTTGGATTAGACGAGTATGTATGTGAAAATTTTAATTTTAATGAAATTGAAATTTTGATTGAAGAAAATAATAAATAAATTTAAAAAAATAGAAATTATGCAAATTACGGTAAATTATTGGAATGTAGAATTAAGGTGTGAATTTGATATTGACGAGTATTCACCTGCTACATATTCAGAACCCGAAGAGGGGGGTTTAATTTCTGATTTAGAAATATATATTCAAGAAACAGAAATTTCAAATATCTTAACAGAACATCAAACAGATTTAATAAAGGAACTAATCTACGAACAACTATGAAAAAGGTATACTGGACGACACGAGAGGGTGTTAAAATGGACTTGGACTATATGAGTCCAAACCATTTAAAAAACGCCTTTAAAATGCTTATTTTAGCAGTTGAAAAAGATCAAGAACAAAGAGATTTAAAAAAGAAAAAAGAAAGTGATAATATTAATCAATCTTTTTTTGATGCAATGGTCGAAGCAGAATGTAAAGAAATGGGTTTTGACGATTATGAAGAATATGAATACTATTTAAAATCTCGCGGTCATGATCTCTAAAAACGATAAAAAAGATCATATAGGAACGGCAAGGACTCGTTTAAATAGGATTAATAGATCTATGCTTGTCAAGTCTAAAATAAGGGCTCTAATAAAAGCAAATTGGGGCGAAGAAGAAATCGCAAATTATTTAAGAATTTCAAAGGATATTATTTCCGAGATGTATGGATTCAGAAAAAATTTTTATCCACTCGGAAACAAAACGGAGCCTTATTTTGAAAGTGAGGACGAGATTTTAAAGTCATTAAATGAATTAAATTATACTTATGATCAATTAAGTTATTCAGAAAAAAAAATTTATAATCATGATAATAGGACACGAAAACGAAACTTTTGAATTAAGTCAATATGAAATAAATTTGGCAATTAAATTAATTCCACACTTCAAAAATAGAACTAAAAAAAATCCTGTAAAAGCAAAAGAAATCGTTTCAGGTGTTAATAATGTTTATAAATTAACGACAAAATTTAGCGAGGTGCGGTTAAGAAAAATTATAAACTATTATCGTGTAAATTCAATATTGCCGATTATAAGTACCTCAAAAGGTTATTATGTAAGCTATGATCAAAATGACATAAACATTATGATAAAATCACTTAATCAAAGAGCGAATTCAATTTTGGACTGTTCGGCTGGATTAAAAAAGTTTTTATAAATTTTATTTGTTATTACAAAATTATTATTATATTTGTACGAGAAGCTTGGACACTTCAAAGAAATTTTTTTAAAAGTCATTTATAATAGGTTCGTCCAAGCGCCTGTTTTAAATGGCTTTTTTTTATACTTATTTATATGGAAAATAAAAGAGATTCTATGATCTTTTACAGATCATTCTACGAATGTTTAAAAGAATTAGATGCAGAAATTAAAGCCGAGGTTTACGATGCAATTTTTAGTTACGGATTAGATTTTGAGAATGTAGAGTTTAAAAACATTGTGGCGAGATCAATGTTTACTTTGATAAAACCCCAACTCGATGCAAATATTAGGCGATTTGAGAACGGAAAGAAACCAAAAGCAAAAGAAATCACAAGCAAAGAAGAAGCAAACGAGAAGCAAAACGAAAGCAAAGTGTTAACTAATGTAAATGATAATGATAATGTAAATAAAAATGAAAATCTAAATAATAATGTTCTTTTGGTAAAAGAAACAAAATTTAAAAAAACCTTAGATGAAAGAAAATTTTATTTTAAAGAAAGATTGATTGATATAGTTAAAAAAGAAAATATTGATGTAATTATCGCAAAAGATTTTTTTGAATATTGGACGGAATCAAATCAATCAGAAACCAAAATGCGTTTTGAACTTGAAAAAACCTATGATATAACGAGAAGGTTAAAAACATGGTTACAAAATAATACTAAATTTAACAACTCTAAAACCTTGAATAATGGAAAACAATCACGTACAGATATACAAAACGAATCAAAGGAACAATTTAGAAGAAATTTTGATAAATAGAATTTCTTCGACTGGAATAGAAATAAATAAAAAAGACTGTAAGCAATTAAATAACGGTGAATTAATTAAAAACTATTCTGATCAAATTGATCTCGCAGTAAAAATTTATGAAAAAATAGTCGATTGTGCGGATATTTATTTCGGCATTAGATCAAACCAAATGTCGGAGGCATTGACAACCTCAGTCGTAAAACAAATCATGGCCGACTTTCCTGAAATAACAATCGAAGACATCGAATATAGTTTTGAGCGATTTAATCCAATAAAAACGGACTGGCGAAATATTACTAAAATTGAATTATTAGCCCCTATTAAAAAATTTTATTTGATAAAAATAAAGTTACTTTGTGAGATCAAAGAAATAGAGAATGAAGAAATCGAAAAAAATGAAGGAGAAAAAAGTTTGATTGATTTCTATGAAAGTTCAATTAAAACTTATAAGGAAAGTTTAGAGGTTGGAAAATGGAACGGAACGATTTTCCAAGCGAATATAATTCACAGGAAATTCAGAAAATATTTTAATTCAGGTGAGGTCGAAGAACTAAAAAAGGAATCAAAAAAATTATATAATTATTATCAAAACTTAAATACTTTTTTATATTTCGCATACTCGGAAGAAAGGATTTTAGCGAATTTAGTGGTTGAACGAGCAATATTGGAAAAATGGCAAATAAAAGGTTAATTAAATTTTATAAGGGGTATTTATTAGAGAACCTACATAAAGCGGTTAAAAACGATTTAAACGTAGAAAAAAACGATTTTGATGTATGGATCAAAACAAAAATTTTAGATTCGAATATAAGCTGCAATGAAATGTCGAACGATCAACTTTATGAAATCATTTATTTTTGTTTTAATTTCGGCGATAAATTAAATATTTATTTAAACTTTCCAAATAATGAATTCGAAATCGATTAAAATTTGCTCAATATGTAAAGATCCTTTTAAACCATTTAATTCGATGCAAAAGGTTTGTTCGACTAAATGTGCGATTGTATTGTCTAAGATTCCAAAAAAAACAAAAGAGGAAAAAGAAAAAATGAAAATAATGATCGACAATACTACGACCGTTCCTCAGTTAATTAAAAAATTAGAATTTGAATTTAATAGATTTATAAGAATTCGTGATCTCGGAAACGAATGTATATCATGCGACAGGCACTTAAAAGATATTCGAGGTTTTCATGCTGGACATTATTTTTCGGCTGGACATCATGCAAATATTCGTTTTAACGAACTTAATGTACACGGGCAGTGTATAGAGTGCAATTTGCACCTGCATGGGAACCTTATAAAGTATCGACCAAAACTTCAAAATAAAATAGGAGTTGAAAATATTGAAATTCTTGACGATATTGCTTACACACCGAAGAAGTGGGACAAAGAAGAACTAATAAAATTAACTAAAATTTATAAATTAAAGAATAAGATCCAAGAAAAAGAAAAAAATAATTGATTTATAAACGTATTATTTTCAGTTAGTTAAAGTAAAGTCGTAAAAAACTTTACTTTTTTTTTGCTTTTTATTAGGATTATATAATATAAATGTAATATATTTGTAACAGCAAAACGAAACAACAATTAAAAAATAGAAATTATGATGAAATTAACAGCAAATCAATCAGAATTAAATAAATTTTTAACTGATGGGAATAAATTAATTCAAAAAAATAATAGGTTATTTATGGATAATGAAATTATAAGCACAAAAATTTTAACAAGTTTAATGTATAAATTAGACAAAAAAAATTGGGTAGAAAATTTAAAAAATTCAATAATAATTTTATAAAAAAAAGAAAATATGAAAGCCGAAGAAATTAAAATAGGAATGAATTTAGAGTTAATGAGTGAAGGAAAAATTTTAATTTTCCAAGTTAAGGACATTGAAAAAGGACTTTTTAAAATATCTAATAAATTTAGAACGAGCTGGTACGCACCTTTGGAGTATATCAATAAAAATTTAATTTCAATAAAATAAAAATAATTTATAAAAACGCTTGTTATATTATAAAATTATTATATCTTTGTAATATCAAAACAAACAAACAAATTTAAAACTAAAAATTATGAAAATTTCAAGCTTAATTTCAAAACTTAATAAAATGAATGTATCACATACTATTGTAGATGTGAACGGGTATAATAAAGATATTCAATTTTCAATAAATGGATTGACTTTTTTAGCTGGATTTATTGAGGGTAAAGAAATGATCCAAGATTTTTGTCGAGAAATTTATTATAATAATTGCAGCCAAGAAACAGAAAGAAGGTTTTTTGATAATTTTAACAAAGTTGTAAATTATGCAATGGTAAAAAATAAATAAAAAATAAATAAAAAAAAATAAAAAAACGCTTGTTATATTATAAAATTATTATATCTTTGTAATAGAAATAAAAACAAACAATAAAAAAATAGGAATTATGACAAAAGAAAATTTAACAATCGAGGACATTTTTAACAGTGATCTATTTAATGAAATCTTTGATTTTGAAACAGAAAAAAAAGAAGTGGAGGCGTCAGGTTGGAACTATTCAGAATTAACAAATTTCGGTGAACAATTAGCAAAACAAATAAAATAAATAAAAAGGAAAATAAACTAAAAAGTAAAATTATGCAAAAAATCACACAAGAAAGAATCGAGCGAAATCACAATTATTTAATAGAGGTTTTCGAATTAACAAAAGATAATTTTGTGCCCGTAGTACAAGAAAATTTGATGAGAAAATATAATTTATCAAGTAATGCTTTCCATGTTATGTTTAAAATGGGCTGGATGGCGAGACAAGGTCAAGTTATGAATAGTAAATACAAGTGGAAGGTAAAAGAGCCAACTGTAAAAATGGCGAGAATGTTTATAGAAGAATGTTCTAATGAAACAAAAAATTATAGAGAACGATTAAAGATTGCAAAATTAAAAAATGAAAAAGGAATTGTCGGGATGGTTACAACTCAAAAATTACCTGTAATAAATAATACAATACAAAAAAGATTAAAATATAATAATCTAAAATCAAAAGAAAATAATAATATTGAAAACCAAAAAGAAGTAAAAAATAAAGAATTTAGTTTAATGTGGGGTTTAATCAAAATTAAATATTAAGATCATGAAAACAATAAAAATTTCAAAAACAGTTTTTCCTGCGAATAAACCGAAGGATTTTAACGAGTGGAGTATGTGGTTTTTTGGATGCTACAAAATGGAACTTGAAAAAACAAAAAAAGGTTGGGACAGAAATATATACATTCCTAAAAAATAGAAATTATGGAAGATATAGAAAAACAAATAGTAGATACAATGTTTGCTATTTTAAATAAATTAATTGATGGTGCACCCGTAGAACTTCATTTTAACAAAGAAACTACTTATTTATTTATACCTTTTTATTTAATATTATTATCAAGGATAGGAAGTTTTAGGGGTTATAATATAACTCCTTCTCCATATAGCAATAAGATAATTTTATCAGACTTACAGCATTATTATATAATAGAACAAAATATTTAATTATGACACCAAAAGAAAAAGCGGATTACTTAATTAGACAAATGACAATAGATTTTAGTATAGAGTTTGAACAAAGTAAACAATGCGCTTTAATTGCAGTTGATGAGATATTACTAATAGAAATAATAAATGAATCGGTTGATGATTTTTATTTAAGATATTGGATTGAAGTAAAACAAGAAATAAACAAACTATGATAATATTTGTATCAAGATACGAAAGCGACAAAATGTCAATTTATGCAAGTATTGATCTCGCATACTTGATACTTAGAACGGAAGAATTTTTAAAAGGTCAAGATGTAAAATATATAATTGATCCAGTAATTTTAATCACGGAAAAAATAAAAAGATGAATAAGAAAAAGGAGCGTTTTAATGCGCTAATGTATAAAGCGAAGGTATTACTTGAAAGAGTATCAAAAAGTGAAATTCACGGGCTGGATGCGTCCACAGAATTAAAAGAAATGATTGATGAAAATTCGAGCATTGATGAAAAAGAATTTTTTGAAGAAACAAAAGATTTGCCTATTGAAAATTCGGTTTATAAATATAAAGAGATGGCGCAGTTATATGATATTATTCTCGATCTATTTGCAAGTGAATTAACTCAAAATGTAATAAAAATTAAAAAAATTAAAAATATTATAGATTAGTTATAAAATTATAGTATCTTTGTAAAAAAAAACATTATGAAAACATTAGTAATATTAGACGACAAGGCGGAGAAAACCTTAGTAAAAGTAAAAAAATACGGTTATATTCATGATATGGATGTAAGCAATAAAAACAAACAGATCATCGTTGCCTTAAAAATTATAGATAAACTTTTAGATCAAAAACAAATGTAAAAAAAACAAAAAAAATGGAAAATAAATCGAGCAAACAAGAAGAACAAAAAGACGTTTATGAAGTATTAACGTTGGTGCAAAATGAATTAAAAGCACCTAAAAAACAAAGAAATAGTTTTGGAAATTATAACTATCGAAATTGTGAGGACATTCAAGAGGCTGTAAAACCTTTATTATTAAAGTATGAATGTTCTTTATTTATGTTTGATGAAGTTGTTTTAATAGGATCACGATACTATGTAAAATCCTTCGCACATTTTATCTATAAAGGTAATTGTATAGAAGTAAACGGATTCGCCCGAGAAGAAGAAATAAAAAAAGGTATGGACGGCAGCCAAATAACGGGATCTTCTTCTTCTTATGCAAGAAAATACGCCCTTAACGCCTTGTTTTTAATTGACGATACAAAAGATTCTGATTCTACAAATACCCATGGCAAAGAAGAACCTAAAAAATCAATTGTAACTATTCCAAAAATCACAGTCTTAACAGATGTAAATATTGAAACAGCAATAAAAGACAATATCCAAGAAAAAATATTGAATTTAATCGGTGTAAGATATTCCGTTACTGATGATCAAAAACAAAGATTAATCGACTCTATTCAAATTTAATTTTTAAAAAATGGAAAATTTAAAATTTCGTTGTTCTTCATTGAGCGACATTGCCAACGGTAAAATAGGTTTAACAAGTACACAAGAAAAAAATCTAAATGATTTGTTAACTAAAATTAAATTAACAGAAAAACAAGCAGAAACAAGGGACGAATTGATCTCAAAACGTGATGCACCTGTTACACTTTCACAAACAGGAATTTCGTCAATTGAACAAACTATTAAACAGCTTGTTTACGGATATGTAAATATTCTCGATAATAAATATGTAAATAAAGGAAATTTAATGGAGGACAAAGCGATTAAATTCCTTTCAGATTTCAACGGTGAAAAATACAGTAAAAACAAAAATTTTTATGAAAATGACTTCATTTGCGGCACTCCCGATATTATTCATGGCAATAAAATAATCGATGTAAAATGCAGTTGGTCGAAAAATACCTTTCCAATATTCCAAAGCGAAGCACACAATATCGCTTATGAATACCAAATGCGAGGTTATATGATGTTAACGGGCTGCGATAGTGCTGAGGTGTCATATTGTTTAATGACGACCCCTGACGAGTTACGAGGACATGAATCGTTTGATTTGCATAATATGGATGGGTTAGATCCATGTTTAAGAATCACTACAATAACTTACGAGCGTGATACTGAGATCGAAAAACAAATAATCGAAAAGGTAAAGATTGCGAGAAAATATGCGGTCGAATATTATAATAAAATCATGTTTAAACTCTTATAAATGGAAAATAAAATTACGATAGCAAAGTTGGTGCGTATGGATTTAACCCTTTTGGTCGGCACTTCGGCAGTTGCTTTATTTGATTACTTTGATGTTGATCAATTGCATGGATTAAATAAGCAGGATTGTATCGATAGAATTGCGCAAGGTGGCACTTATATTGATGGTATGCAAAACTTTTATCCGAATTCAAAAGATCAATATTATTTATTTATTAATTCGTCGGCACTCACAAAAAACATGAATGAAAACTTTGGTTTAATATTCCATGAATCGACCCACTACCAATTCGAAAAATATAAAGATAATTTGAAGGAAAAAGAAGAAGAACTAATAAGCGATGCGGAAATTTTAGCATTGGACATAATTAAAATAATTTTTTAAGATGAAAAAAGAAATCGAAGATTACGTAAAAGACTGGGAAGAAAAAGCGTCAAAAAAAGAAAATTATATTGACTTTCCTTTGACAATTGATAAAACCCCCGAGGGTAAAATTGTTAAAAAAACACTTTGTACAACGAAAGAATATTACGAAAATATTGAATACTGTTTATTTTCCTCAATCAATTCTGAAACTGGAAGGATCTCAATTCAATATGTGGGAGACGATAATACTTTTTTAACTCACAAAGAAATCATAAAAGCAATAAAAATCGAAAATAAAATCTAAGATCATGAACAGAACGGAAAGGAGAATGATAAAAAGAAGCGATTTAAAGACATTAAAAGCAAAAAAGGTAGTGTTTGATGAGCACAGGCAAATGATTCAACACAAGCAAAGAAAATACAATGAAAAAAGTTTTTTATTCACTTTGATCATTTCGACTATTCTTATTTTATTATTTACTTTTTACTTTTAAAGTTACAAAATTATTATATTTACAAAAAAAAATAATCATGGAAAATAAACTATTTGTCGGAAGTATCTGTTTATCAGAACTAAACGCAAGAGCAAAAGAAGGACATCCAGCGTTTAGCAGGGCGACCAATGGAAAAATTTATGTCAATGTCAATTTATGGTTTAACGAGGAGGCGGATCAATATGGAAAAATCGCACAACTGCAAGTTCAAAAGCCAAAAGATAGCGACGAAAAAACAATCTATATCGGAAATTTTGGAGTGCCAAAAAAGAAAGAGATAGAACCAATAAAAGCAAATGAAATAGAGGACGACGACGATTTTCCTTTTTAATATTAATATAGCCCCCTGAATAAAAAAGGGGGTTTTAAAACAAAACAAAATGAAAAAAAATTTTAGAATTATTTTAGGGTTTATTTTACTTCCGATTTATGTGGGTTTATACTTTGCTGATCGTGTAATTTGTGTTATCAATCCGTTAGTTAATCATTTCGATATTCGTATATGGTTTAAAAATCTCGATGAACTTAAAAACTCACTGATAAGGGTAACAATTGTTACTTTTGTTTTATCACTTGTATTCGCATTAAAATACTTATTTCAATGGTTATTGTAAAAACAAATCAAATCAAAGTAAATCCCGATAATCCGAGATTTATTAAAAAAGATAAATTTAAAAAATTGGTTAATTCAATAAAAGAATTTCCCGAGATGCTTAAATTAAGACCTATTGTCGTTAACAAAGAAATGATAATTTTAGGTGGCAATATGCGTTATAATGCTTGTCTCGAGGCTGGATTGAAAGAAGTTCCGATTATAATAGCCGAAAATCTAACACCTGAACAGGAAAAAGAATTTTTGATTAAAGATAATGTAAGCGGTGGCGAGTGGGACTGGGATATTTTAGCTAACGAATGGGAAGCGAGTGTTTTAGAATATTACGGATTAGATTTGCCTGTAAATTCGGCAACCGAAAATTTATCAAAAGTTGAATTCGAAGATATTTATTATATTCCTGAACAAAAACCAAATATAAATTTAATTGATTGTTTAGATTTAACAAAGTACAATGAAAAAATAAAAATAATAAATGATAGTACCTTAACAGATGAACAAAAAAAAATACTCACTTTATTTTCATATAGATTTATAAAAATTGATTTTGAGAATGTAGCAAATTATTATTTTTTTAATGCAGAAAAAGAAGAAAAAGAATTGATCGAACGATTAAGATTAGTTTTATGTGATAATGGAGTCAACGGATTTATCGACGATGATCTGTTAAGGGTGCACAATTTAATAAATGGGTGGAATGATTGATATATTTATACCGTCTTATCATAGATCTGATAATTTAAAAACAGTTAATTTTTTTTTAAAAATAGGCTGGGAAAAAGATAAAATTCATGTTTTTATCGACGATGAAACCGACGATATAAATCTATATGAAGAAGAATCCAATAAAAAAGGGTTTAATCTACATATTTTTAATATGAAAGAGGCAAGGGAAAAATTCGACTACGTACATAGACCGAGTAAATCTCGAAGAAGTGCTGGACAAGCAAGGAATATGTTTTATGATATTGCAAAAGAATTAAAAATTGACTTTTATATAGTACAGGACGACGATACAAACGGCTATGAAATTAAATTTATGGGTAAGTATCAAAGGATAGCAAATTTCGATGATATATTTAACGTCTTTGAAGGTGTGAAAGAGTTTATGATTAGGCAAAAGATCGGGCTTTTTGGAATAAGTCAAACAGGCGATGCAATAGGGGGTACAAATAAAAAACTATTAAGAAATAAAGTAATGAATACAACTTTTGTAAATACTAATTTTATTTATAGAGGCGAGAAGGGGGTACAGGATGACGATACAAGTCAATTTGTCGGAATAATGAATGAAGGTTTATTTATGGGGTCATTAGGTGACGGCTTATTTTTAAAACAAACTCCGTCAGCAAAATCAAAAGGGGGGTTAACTGATCTATACAATGAATGTAAACTTTTAAATAAATC